ATTCATTGTCAAAATATTGTGGATCAAGTATATCAATTATTGTTTCAGAAAACTTACCATCCTCCATAACTTGTTTAGCCAACTTCACCTGAAAACTATAACCTAAAAACCCTAAATTTTTACTATCTTTTTTTGACATATATTGAAAATCTTTTGTATAAATAAATATGTATTAAAGCGCGATTCCTGCGTACTCAGTAGTTAAATTTTTACTACTTAACGTTTTTTGTATTTTAGAGATAATTCCAGGAATTAATTTTCTAATATCTACATCGTATCTAACCTTTGGTGGATACCAATTTCCGCTGAATTGTTTCTGTGCAACTACTTTTCCATGTACCTTAATCTCAAAAGAGAATAAGTCCTCATCTTCAAATATATTCTTTGATTCTATTTCTTCACTAGTTTGTTTTTTGTATGGATCATAGTATCTGTATAAGTAATCTTCCGACTTCGACCTAAATTGGCCTTCAATCATACCAACAACCTCATCGATACAATACTTAATATCCATAGAACTTAATGATTTAGAGTTGTACCCTCTAACGTTAAAGTTTCTACCAACAATTGGTCTCTCATTTCCGTTAATTCTTAAATAAAACTCAAACGGAAGGTTTTCATAATTTTTCTTACTCATAATTTTTAATTAAATTGTTTGATTAAAATACTTTTTTTCTTTTTTAATAATACTTAGAAAAGGTCTTAAATACTCAATATAACCATCTCTACCACCAGGTATTGCCATAACAAAACCATCTTCTAACATCATTTTTAACACATTCTTTGTATTTCTGTCTTCGGGATCTACCGGTGAATCGATAATGATATCTAAATTTTCTTTACACTCTTCAGTAATAATTGGGTTTTTAAGATTAATAATTTTTTCGTTAATTTCAAATAATTTTTCTTTTTGTGATCCATCTGTTACACCATTTAATATATTATCCAACGTTTTTAATCTACTCTTTCTTTCTTTTTGTATTGATTCAATCTTATTGAATATTTCATCCAATGTCAATTTTTTTTCGACTAATTCAGGAAAATATTTTAATAACGTTTTTTCTTTTACTCCCTTCACCCCTTTTATATTATCACTAGCATCACCAGTAATAATCTTTATAAGTGCGGAGTTTTCTTGATGGTGTGTAAAATGTTCATTATAGTTGTTCTTAGAGACTATCTTTCTTTTGTTAATAACATATAAAGCAACCCTATCATTGATCAACTGACACATATCCCTGTCGTTGGTTAGGACTACTATTTTCTCATCTTCTCTAATCTGATTACAATAATAAGCAATACAATCATCTGCCTCACAAACTTCATCCTCATATTGTCTAAGGAATAATTCTTCGGCATATAATTTAACTCTTTCTTTTTGGATAAATAAATCAGGATCTTTAGGTTCAGACTGATTGTAAAAGTCTTTATCTCTATTTTGTTTGTATTCTGGATAGATATCATACCTCAATCTACCACTAAATTGTCCATCCCAAAAGATAAAAACTCTGTCAAATCTATTCTCCGTAATAACCTTTCTTAATAGTGAGTAGAATTGAAAAAGACCCCCAATATGTTCCCCATTATAATATAAGTTAGATGCTCCGTGATACGCAGTTTTAATTAATGCGTCACCATCCACCAATAACGTATGTTTATAATTTTTCTTGTTTTTTAAGGGTCTTCCCACTTCTCATTAAATTATATGGTTAAAAAATAGAATTATTAGCTATCAGTGTAATCTACAGCAGATTCAATAACATCTTCTTCCTCAACACCAAAATCAACAGACTCTGCAGTTGTGTCAAAAATATTCGCCCAATAATCTTTGTATTCAGCTTTGTAATTATCAATTGACTTTTTATCGTCTTCAATAAACCCATGTGTTGTTGCTAATAACTTACAATCTGCATACCCCAAACCATTCATATGGTTTTTGTGTATACCAATCTTTGTTCTAATAGCAAAGTTTACTTTTCTTCCTTTGTTGGTTGCCGAAAGTTTAGATACACCCGAACTCTTTTGATTCCCAAATAAGAATACTAAAGAACAAGATAAATAAATCGATTGACCCCCTTTAGGTTGTATTCTAGGTTGTGAGAATGGATTATCCGGTAACTCAACCCAAGGTTGGTTAACAAATATCATAGTATTGGTGTAGGGACTACTCTCTTTACGAGATGATGTAATCCTTTGTGCCATACCCATTCCCCACTTCTCAGATATAATTCTTGCAGTATGTTGGTTCCCCCCTTTTCCATTGAATGACATTTCACAAGGAATAGTTCCGATAGAATCCCATACAAAAAGAATATCATGTGGAATCTCACCATTCTTTTGTGCGTTTAATACTTCAGTCACATATTCAAATGCTTGCTCTATATAATCAAAACCTAATTTGTATAATAAGAACCCATCCCAAAAAGCGTTAGTTTCACCCGTCTCTTCATCAACCTCTTCTACATAATCTGTTTGTAACCCCATTGTCTTAGCATGTTCGAAACTCCATTTCTGTTCAGTAATAATAAAAACAGGTAGAATACCTTTTTTCTGAGCATCAACCGCAGCTTGTATCATAGCAGTAGTCTTACCAGTATCTGAATGACCTAAAAACATATTAATCTGACCCATAGCAGGACCAGGTATTCCAGTCGCCTTCTGGAATGGTTCTCCCAGATCAAAGTATTTTTGTTCTTTATACTTATCACTGGAAGAAAACTTTTTCCTTATAGACGAAAAATCAGTAGTTTTTTTCTTTAATGGTTTCTTTGCCATATCTATTTAATTTTTTAATTATTAAAACGGTAACTCATCACTATCATCATCAGAATCTAATGACACTGCCTCTACCTCTAATTCGTTTTCATCTTCTTTAGTAAGACCTTCCATCATATTGATTTCTTCTTCTAATGATGCAGTTTCTTTTTCTTCTTTGTCTTCTTCTGCAACAAACTTCTTTAATTCAGAATCCCAAACTGGTGTCTTTTGTTCTGCCACAATGCCTACGAATTCAGTAGGTTTAACAGAATATACATCTCTCCACGTCTCTTCATTTGACATCCAATCTTTTGCATTTGATGATGTTGGGTCTGTTAATACTGAAGGATCTTCTGCCATAATACTTGTTACAACACTCCAACCCTTATCATTTCTGTTTGTGATGATATTAATATCTCTACCTTCTCTAGGGTCCATAATATTCCCTCTTTTCTTTAGGATTGGGATTAGTTTATCCATAACACCATCGCCAGTATATTTGTGTTTGAATCTCCAAAACTTAACTCCGTGATCCTCATTATCTCTATCGATACCTTTTACCACATAATACTTCCTTGCAGTATATGAAGAAGCCATAGCTTTCGCTTTTTTACTACCATCCTCATATAAAGCTTCTCTCGCTTCACAGATTTTACATTCACCACCATCATTTAATTTTGTGCAGTGAATTTTTTCATACTTACCATTAACATTCATCTCATGATAATAAGTCTCAACAAATGGAGACTTTGTAGGGTCTGATGATGGTAAAATTCTAAAAGTCTTTTCTGCAGTTTTTTGACCTTGTCTTAACTTCTCAGTAAAATACTTTTTTAATCTTTCTTCATTAGAAATCTTTGGTTTGTTACCACCACCCTTCTCACTATTCTTCTCATACTGAGATAGAATTGCATCTAACGGATTAATTTCATTTTTCGCCATTTAACTCTTTTTTTTAGTTTATAAAATAATTTAATTACTTAATAATAATCACGTTTTTCGTAAAAGTCAAACATACATAAAACAAAAAAACGGACAATGATATATTATAATCAGTGCCCGTTTAGGTGTCAATATTATGTTTTATTTATCTTTCTGTTTTCGGATTAAAACTTCCTTTTATATCTGATTCATTATATTCATCATCGATATCTTGTTGTGTTAAAGTATATTCTTTTTCTTCCCCTTCTTCACCAGTTGCGTCATAACCTTCTCTGTCTGCCCAAAAATCAGTTAATTTTACACTATAAGGAAATGAATCCATTGATCTCATACTTAACTTTTCAGTTGGGTTTGGGTTTCTTTCAATAACCTCTTTTTCCAACTCATCCATTTTGTTGATGATTGCATCCATACCCGTAAGTTTTTGTTCCAATTCTGAAAACTTACCTAATAAGTCATCAATTTTAGATGATGCTTGTGAAGCTTCTTCTTTAGCCTCTTCAGTTTTGTCAACAATATCACTAACGTCAACTTCAACCTCTCCTTCGCCACCCATTGGTTCTTCTTCCATAGCTGGCTCATCAGCAAATTCATCTTCCACTGGTAATTCACCACCAAACGGATCTTCACCACCTTCTTCAGTTGGTTCTTCAGTTGGTTCTTCTACAGGTTCTTCTGTTGGTTCAACAACATCAGTCACTTCTTCTTCCTGTTCAGTAACATCTAATAACAAATCTTCAGTGTTACCTTCTGGACTATCACCTTCTTTCTCCATCTCATCGACAAAGAAAGAGTATTCTAAGATTGTATTAAATCTTTTTATTTCCTCGTTTAAAATTTTTTTATCTCCCATTAGATTAATAGTTCTCTTCCATCGTTTGTTTTATAAACCTTATTTACTCTCTCAACAATCTCTTTACCATCATTGATTACACAATCGTCACCAACACATTCTTTTTTTGGTTTTTCATTACCCAAAAACTCATCAATATTGTTTTCTAATTCTTTGTTGTTTTTCTTATCTTCTATATTCATAACATTTGTTTTTATTAGTGTTATACTTATAAATATGTTATTCTTCGGAAAAATCTCTCTTTATTTCATTAAAAACCAAACCTTCTTGTGTTGTTAAAACAAGTTTATTCTGATATTTCTCCCAATCTAATTCGTAATTTTTATGTTCAATATTACCACTCTCCAAACCATTATCAACCTCAATTAATTTATTAAGTGCATTAATCGTATATAAACACTCACCCTTTTTATGGATTATAATAGTTCTAGGGAAAATAGATTTTAAATCAATTTTCTTACCATCTTTTAAGAATACTTTATAGGTAACTATTTTAGTAATTGGATCATCTATATTATCATAGATGAATATTCTTTCTCTGTCTAACTTAAATCTCTTTTGTAAATAAGCTAAAAACGTCTCTAATCTTTCTGGAAAAACAAAAGACGCTAGTATAATACTTCTATTCATTTTTATTTTCTAACTCGTATATATAAGGTATTAATCTAACCTTACCATTTATTTTATTTATGATACTCTTATATATATTAAATATCTTTTCATCTATGAAAAGACAATTAGAAATTTTACTCAGTTTATCTAGTACTTTTTTGTAATCAATACCAATATAACTCAACATTTCCGTATCTACACCGAACACAATATTTTCACCATAAATGTATATCATTCTGTTGAGGTGATTATATACCTTTGGATTTTTAAGCGAATAGATTTTCTTAATTATTTTTTTAATTTTCTTCTTTGAGTCATGTATTATATCGATATAAA